TTTGGTGACATTGGCTTGCTCCTCACCCGATCGGGCAAGCTTCAATTGATAGAAGGCTCGCGGATCGGCAACGCCAACTCGGTTGCGGTCTGGTCTGAATCTGACCCCAACAAACAAGGCGTGATTGTGAATGGCCTTGGGCGCCCCTTGCGCTACTTGGTTGGGAAGCGCGTCAACGGTTCGCTCACCGATGTTAGACCCATTCCCGCCCGGGATTTCATTTTGCACTTTAAGCGCATGAGGCCGGCCCAATGGCGCGGCGTCGCTGAGTTGGCGAGTTGCGTGAATGCGCTTCAAGATTTGGACGAATACGAAACCATTGAAATCATTTCTGCCAAGGTTTCGGCCAGCTTGTCGGCCGTGGTGAAAAAAGATAATGCGGCACAATTTGAGCTCATTGACCGAATGAACGAGAGCGAGCAAGACAGCGTTGGCCGCCTTGAACGCTTTGAGCCGGGCACGTTTCATTATCTGGAACCGGGCGAGGACATTTCCACCATTACCACTTCGGGGCGCCCCAACGTAGATGGAATTCAATTTTGCATGTACCACTTGCGAAAGGTGGGCTCGGCAATCGGCATCCCCGTTGAATTCATCCTTTCGACGATCGGCGAAACCTCCTTTTCCGCATCGCAAGGGTTGGTGCTTCAATATCAATCCGCACTTGAGGAGGAGCAACGCAACTTGGCCAACACCCTGAACAGGATTTACAAGTGGAAAGTCAAGCGGTGGATCGCCGAGGGAATAATTTCGCCGCCGACTGGCGCCAACCCTTTTGCGGTGCGCTGGCAAACGCCAGGGTTTCGGTGGATTAACCGCGTGGCCCAAGCAAAGTCGGATTTATCGTATTTACAAGCCGGGGCCATGTCTCTTGACGACATCTCGACGCAATTTGGTTACACCGCCGAAAGCGCCCTTACCCGGAAGGCTCAAAACATCAAGCAAGCCGCCGAGATCGCGGAAAAATTTGGCATCCCGGGCGGGTGGAAAGAATTGTTCAACCCGTTCCCGGTTTTTGCCTCGGCTAATTTCACCGACCTTCTAGAACCCAATCAAGAACCCGTTGACCCGCAACTTGGGGGCAACGGCCAAGAATAAAACCCAAAAAATACCATGAGAAAAAAAGTCACCGACTACCTGACCAAGCCATCAAAAAAGCTTTACGACCAATTGACCACCATGGAGCAAAAATTTGTGGACGCACAAAAGGACGCGGACAAGAAAGACGCCACCAAGAAACCTTAACCATGGAAACCATATCCCTCGCCACCTCCCTCAACTCGGCCGGCCTTGCGCACGCCCGCAAGCTAATCAAGGCCGGCCGAGTCACCCAAACAGCAAGTTGGGATGGCCCCAGCCCCGAGGCCGAAAATTCCTATATCGAGCGAGAGGGCTGGGATGATTTCGGGGATTGGTTTCTTGGCCACAACACAGAGGCCAACGCCGAGACAAAAGGGCGTTACCGTTACCCCTTCACCGACAATTTTCGCACCGTTTCATTGAATGGATTGCGGGCGATCCGCACCCGATCGGCTCAAACCGGCGAGGAGGATATTTTCAACGCCGCTGGCGGCCTCATGGATTCGGCCCGGGCAAAGGTTGAGGCTCGATCGCTTCGGGCGTGGACATTTCAGGTGGGGCCACAAGGCGTCAACCGTGATGCCCGCGTCATCAATGACATTTCCATCATTAGCGTTGGCGAGGCCAAGGGTCATGGCATTCTAATCACGCAAAACACGTTGCGCGATGCGGCCACCAAGTTGCTTGATCGCAAGTTGCCCGCATACATCACGCACCGCAACGCCATGGGCGATCGGCTACTTGATGAGGTGGGTTTCTTCTCGGGCTTTTATCTCGATGGCGACCGAATCCGTGCGCGGGTATTTGAGGCATTTGAAAGCTTTGAGAAATTCCAAGCCGAGCGTTTTGAGCGCCTCTTTGAGATGGCCGAAAACATGCCCGACAATTTCGGGGTTTCGCTAGTTTTTGAGGGCAACCTTGTTTGGGAAACCAATTCGGGGCCGGTTGAATATGCGGGCATGAGCTCGCGCCCTGGCGATGCCCTCAATGAATTACCAAGCGTGCAAATGGTTGACATTCAGTCGGCCGATTTTGTCGACAACCCCGCCGCCAATGCGTCGCTTTTCTCTAATCCAGAATATGAAAAAAATAACCCAAACCCAATGAATACCGAAACACCAACCACCAATGTGATCGAGCTTGAGGGCAATGGCAGCGCCAGCGCCGAGCTCGAGAAACGCTTGGCAGAGGAGGGCAACGAGGAGTCAAGCGCAAGCGATGACGCCAAGCCCGCCGCCGCCAAGAAAAAATCAAGAAAGAAAAAGCAACTTGATGCCGAGGCCGCACCCATTGAGGTGCTTGAGGATGCCGAGGCACCCGAGGCCAGCGCCGATCCGATCGAGCTTGCCTTTGCCGAGTACAAAACCCGAGTTGAGGAGCGTGACCGCATAATTGCGGACATGTCAACCGAGCTTACCAAGGCCCGCGCCGAGGTGGGCCGGCTCAATGAGTTAATCGCCGGCACCGATCCGGTCGAGGAGGATTGTGCGCCCGATGAAGCCCTTGAGGTTGATGCCGAGGCAACCAAGCAAGCCCTTGTTTCCGAGTATCTCGAAACGCACGCCGGCGCCACTCGCGCCATTGCGCTCATTGAGGTCTACAAGGCCAACAAGAATCTTTTTAACCAACAAACCACAACCCCACAACTCAATTAAATCATGGGATCAACAACACATCAACTAAACAGCCGCACGTTTCAAGCAACGGCGGTTGCTCTCGGGGCTTACTCCCTCGTGACACTCGACTCAAGCGGCACAATTGCCGCAAGTGGCGACAATGCTACTGAACAAATCATCGGCGTTACAACCGAGGACATCGCGGCAAGCGGTTATGGCAATGTGCAATTGTTAAACGCCGGCGGCACCATTGAGGTGCTCGCGGGGGGCAACACCATTGCCGTGGCCGATACCGTGTACATCGACGGAAGTGGCAAGGTCGGCACCGACTCAAGCAACACCAAGATCGGCGTCGCGCTCCAAGCATCAAGCGCCGATGGCGATGTGATCGAGGTTATCCCTCACCAAACATTCTTGGCCTAACCCATAACCAAAAATAAACTATGTCTTATTTCCCAAGTAGTTCGGCGAGCTTTTCGCCGGTAATTTCCGAGGTGGTCAATGCCGTTTCGGAGCAACCCTTTGTGGGTGAACAAATCGCACCACCGCTTGCCGTAAATACCCGCAAGGGCTCTTACGTCAACGTCGCGGCAAACCAATTCAACAACGACCTCACCAAGCCCCGGGCGGCTGGCTCAAACTATGCCAGCACGATTTCGGAATATGGCTCGGCCACGTTCGAATGCATCGAGTATGGAGTCGAAAACCCACTCGATGACATAGAAATTGCTCAAGCAGAAACGGACGCGCAATTTGACATCACCGCCAGCGCGGCGATGCAGTTGCGCGATGCGTTGCGGATCGGCCACGAAATTCGGGTAGCCAACCTCTTGAGTGGCGCGAGCTTCACAAGCACGGCGGCAACCGCCGCCATGAGCGTTGTGGCCTCGGCCACGCCCATTAGCGACATCAACGCGGCCGTGATGCGCCTGAATGCCGATGGCATATTTGGGGGCATCAATGTTGTGATGGAATCGAGCTTGTATCAAGAAATGTTACAAACCGATGACATGCGCAACTTGATTAACGGCTCTGGCACGCTCGCATGGTCGCAAGATCAAGTCGCCCGCGTGTTGGGTGTTGATGGCATCATCCTTTGCAATACGCGCTACAACTCGGCGATGAAGGGCCAAACGGCCAGCACCTCAAAGATATGGCCAACCACCTCTTACTACGTCATTCAAGTGAAGGGTGGTCCATTGTCGGCCGGTGGCGCCGCACGCACGCTTGCATATACCGAGCGAGGCGGCATTTACATCTCTGAGACATTCCGCACCGAGCAACCACCCGCAAACGTGGTGCGCGTGCGCATGTCCACCGATGAAATCGTTGTCAACGCGAACGCCGGCGAGACGATCACCGGCGCATAATGCGCCGACCATCTTGCCGGTAAACCCGGCAAGTTTGTTGTCGTGACAAACGGCCGCCGCCCTTGGCTGACGAGGGCGGCGGCTAATCTTTGAAAATGGCCAGCATATCAACCGCCATCCTGAGCGCCGACATGGACCATGCGCTTGATGATTTCCCCGAGACGTTGACGGTGGTGCTCCCCACCGGCTCGGTGGGTGTCGAGTTTTCGGCGACCCGCCAAGCAATGGTCAATGCCTTTGTGATTGAGGAGAATGGGCGCGAGACACAAATAGATGTGCGCTTTTTCCTCAACGGCAACGGCGTCTCAACCATGCCAAGCAAGGGGTGGGTGCTCGATGACGGCACCACAGAATTCAAGGTGGAAACCGTCACCAAGGACGCGGCCGGCGTGGGGTTTGGCCTTGAATGCTCGGCCCGATACCAAGCTTGAGCCATGGCCGCCACCGATCTTGACGACCTCCTTTCATTTGAGGCGCACTTTGAAAGCGCCGCCGCCACTTTCCTCAACACGGCCACCGGCTTGACCTGCACCGGCACGGCCAGCGAGGCCACGCTAACCTTGCCACGCATTGAGGTGCGCCTTGACATGGGCGCCGCGATTGACCCACCAGCGCCACGCAACGGGGGCGCCGCCCCCAATACAATCGATTACCGGGCATATAATGCGAGCTTCACGGCCGAGATTGTCACCGATAACGCGGTTGGCCAATCAGCCAACATGGCCACGCACCGCACCAAGGTGCGCGTCGCCATGATGCGATCGGCAGATAATTGGGATTCAACCACCCTCCCGTATTATGACATCAAGGATTTACGCGGCACAGGCGAGGAAATCATGGTCGATGAGGACTTGAATATTTCATCCCTGAATTATGCGGTAATTTTTGAGATTCGTGACGATGCGTGGCCCGCGTAAGGGCGCCCGACTGAACGATTGGCCCATTGGTGAACAAGGCGGTGCTTTCCGCCCATGAGTTGAAACAACCGACCCGCAAAAGCGGGGAAAAATCAAAGGCTTGAACAATGGCAATTACCTCAGACGGAACCCAAAGTTTTGGAATCCAAGACTCGCCGGTGACAATCAATTCCATTTCTTATGTTATGGAGAATGCAACTTTCACTTACGGATCAAACCGGGTGGATATAAACGACAGCAACGGCGAGCCTCTGGGCACCACGCTTGTCCCCAATCGCGTTGAGGGATCGGCAACCCTCCAATACTCGACCGACACCGCCGTTACCGCCCCCAACCCCTCGATCGGGCACGAGATGGTAACAAGCACCACCAACGCCCGCAACAATTCAACCTATGTTTTGACCGAGGTTGGCGATGCCCAAACTCAAGGGGATTATGCGAAATGCTCAATTTCGTTCTATGAAAAAATAAACTAGCGCGGCGATGCTTTCCCGCGCTGAATTGTGGGAGCAATACAAACCCAAGCTCGCCGAGGCCAAGGAGTTTGACCGGCTTGAGGGAACGCTTGTTTTCCTTGCCCAACCGGCCAAGATCGGTCGGTTTAGGATTGCGCCCTTGACTCTTGAGCGCCTCCTGTGGCTTGAGGCGATTGACAGCCCATTTGTTGGGGCCGACAAGGCGCCCGGACGCATGGACGTGCTCAACCTGCTTTGGGTAATGTCGCCATACTTCCGCCCTGGCGGATGGCGGCGGCGCGTTTTTGTCACCATCAACATAATCCTCAATTGGAAATGGTACGCGGTGGAAGTGGGTGAGCATTTCGCCGCGACAATGGAAATGCAATCAGCCAACCGGGCCGAGGCAGATGGGGGAGAGGCATCACCAATGTGGGTGGCTCAAACATTGGACGGGTTTTGTTCTCAATACCATTGGCCCATGCGTGAGGTGCTCACTCTGCCCCTTTTGCAAATGAGCGTTTTGGCCAAGGCCATGGGCGTGCGGCTTTCAGAGGGAAAGGATACGGTTGCCTTCGGGCGCCACGCGGATCGGGCCAAGGCCGATTACCTCAAGAAAGTGAGCAAGATTGACGCCGCCGAAAGGGCCAACGGGAAACCAAAACCATGGCAAATCTAAAAAATGTCATCACCGCCGTGCTTGGCCTTGATGCGTCGGGCATGAAGAAAGGCGCCAAGGATGCAGAGGGCGAACTGAGCAAACTAGGCAAGGCAACTCAAGCGGTTGGCAAGGCGGCCGCCGCCGCGTTTGCCGCCGCCGCCGCCGCCGTGGCCGCATTTGCCGCCGTATCGGTCAAGGAAATGATGGCATTCGATAAGGGCATGAAAGAGGTTTTCACGCTTTTGCCGGGCATCTCCAAGGGCGCCATGGGGGCAATGGAAAAAGACGCGCTCAAGCTTTCAAAAACCATGGGCTTTTTGCCAGAGGAGACGGTGCCAGCCCTTTACCAAGCATTGAGTGCGGGCGTTCCCAAGGGTAATGTTTTTGAATTCTTGGAGGTTGCCGGCAAGGCTGCCGTAGGCGGGGTGACATCTCTTGAGGTTGCCGTTGATGGTATCACCTCGGTGGTAAACGCTTACGGATTGGAAACGATCTCGGCCGAGGAGGCAAGCGATGCCATGTTCACAGCGGTCAAGCTAGGCAAAACCACCTTTGAAGAATTGTCGTCATCGATTGCCGTGGCCACCCCGATAGCAAAAGCGGCCGGGGTCAGCTTCAATGATTTGGCCGCAATGGCGGCTGCCCTCACCGCCAATGGTGTGCCCACGGCCGAGGCCATGACCCAAATTCGCTCGGCTATCTTGGCGATGAACACCCCCACCGAAGCGGGCTTGATGAAAGCCAAGGCGCTGGGGATAAGCTTTAAAGACATGGCAGAGGGAATCAAAAAGCCGGGGGGCGTGTTGAAAGTATTCCAGATGTTGAGGGAAAAAACCGGCGGCAATATTGGCGACATGAAAACGCTTCTCGGTCGAGTTGAGGCGGTGAATGCAGTTATGGGATTGACCGAGGGTGGCGGGAAAAAACTTGGGCACGCAATTGAGGAAATGGGAAAAAAGGCGGGCGCGAGCGGGCAAGCGTTCGGGACAATGGAGCTCTCTTGGTCGAGAGCTTTTGACAAAATGAAAGCCCGGCTCAAGGTTTTCATGGTAGAATTTGGGCAAAAACTCACCCCCATTCTGAAAGCAATTGGCCCGATCATCGATGAGGTTTTCAAGATGATAGAGGAGTTGCCGTGGCATGAGTTCAGCGATGCCATTAGTGATCTCGGCGAACAAATAAAAATTGCATTTAGTGGCGAGGGAAAGACCGCAATCAAGGACTTGGTTGATCTTGGATTTCAATTTTTAATGTTATTGGTGAAAATGACCAAGGGCACGCTGGCCCTGTACAAAGGGCTTGCCGATGTGGGCGCCATTAAGTTTTTGATCGATATATTAAAGGATTTATTTGCCATCATGGAGGCAATCATTGATGGATGGACAAAAATTGGCAGGGGCTTGTCTTGGTTGGCGGGGAAGGTCACCGGCGAGGCTGTCGCTTATGGGGATGCGGTTGATTCCAAGATTGAGAAAATGCAGGAGCTTGATGCAAAGCAAAAGGAAATGGATCGGGAGAGTATCCGCCGCGAAAAAATGAAGAAAATGCGCGAGAGCAACGTGGCCCAAGTTGAGGCCGCCACCGCGATGTCATCAATCGAGGGGAAAAAGGAGTTGGCCAAATTTTTGCACTATCAGCTTGGAAGGAAAATTTCTGTCTCAGAAATGATGCGGCTTTATGAGTCGGGCGAACTTTCCAAGATGGAGGGAATGCAGGGGCAATCGATGGCGATGGTTGCCAGCGCGTTGGGCAAGCTCAAGGAGGTAGAAAGCAAGGAGGAGAAAAGCCTTGAGGCCAAGGGCCGGGAGATGGTGACCAAGATGGGGCTCACGCCTGCGATGGTTTTGGCGCTTCAAAAAACCCATGCCGTGGCCGGGGCAACCAACTTGCCTGAACTTTACAAGATGCTTGGGCGCGGCACTTTCACGCTTGAGAAAATGCTTGAGAATTCGTTTGGCAAAAGCCAAGCGCAAAGGATAGTTGCCATGGGCGCCAAGTTTGCCGAGCAACAACAATTCCTCAAGGAGTTGCAAAGCAAATCGTTGGCCAAGCTTGCCGAGAGCCTCGGCATGTCTGAGAAAGAAATGATCGCCGAATACAACGCCGGCCGAATTGGTGGGCCGGCCCGGCAAATCATTAGCCGCAAGCTCAATGAGCGCCTCGAAATCGAGCGCAAGATAATGGGCACATCGAAGGCTGAAATCGAGGCACAGAAAAAGCGCGAGGAGATGCTAAAATTGCGCAATGCCGAGGAAGCAAAAAGGGCACAGGAGGAGGGCGAAAAGCGTGCCGAGATGTGGGAGAAGATGACCGAGGAGCAACGGCAAGCCGCCGAAACCCGGCCCGGTGATTTTCAGAAAATCATTGATGAGCAAGTCGCCAGGACAAAGGGCGAGGGTGCCCAAGCGATGAAGGAGCAAACCGAGCAACAAGCCGCCGGCACCAAGGAAACCGTCAAGGAGGTTGGCGCCGTTGGCGAGGCAGTCAAGGAGGGGGCAACCGAGGTGGCGGCCGCCGTGGGCGAGGTTGTGTTTCCCGATTGCGTCGCGCTTTGCGATGAGACAATTGAAAGGCTGGGTGCATATTTTGTGAAGGAAAAGGGCGGCGGGAAAATCGGGCCAAAAGACCCGCTGCCGTTTATGTTCCCCGGCCAAACAGGGTGGGAAATCAAGGAGGGTTTCAAGATTCCTAAATTTAGGGGCGGCGCCGCCGTGGGCGGGGCCATCGCCTTGACGCACGAGGAGAAGATGGCCTTGGGGCTGATTAAAAAGGAGGAGGGCGCCAAAAGAGTTGGCCATCAATTTGCCCCGCCACTATCATCAAGCGAAATGGCAACAAACCTCAAGGCGGCATTCACCTCAATTCATAACATTGACCGAAACATTGCCGCCATCGAAAAGCGGTTGCGCGGCTGCATCACCAACCAGTAAACGCCATGGCAATCACCTTTGACGCCCCCTCAACGAATTGGCAAACCGAGACAATCACCACCACCGAGCCGCGTGTTGATTATCCGATCCCCCAAAATACCTCGGCCATTTTTTATGAGGTTGATGTGGTCATCAACGAGGGGGATTTTTTCCAAACTTCCCTTGATACGGTCATGGCATCAACCACGCTCGATGGGGGGATCACTTCGGCCACCACCACCGTTGCCGTTGATTCAACCTCTGGGTTTCCTCATGCGGGCAGTTTCAAGGTTGGTTCTGAGGAGGTGCCCTATACGGGAAGAACCGCAACAACCTTCACGGGTTGCACGGTGGTGGGCTCTCATTCAGACGGCGCAAATGTTTACTCGGTTGCCTATTTGGTTGAGGAGACATCACCGCGCAAGCTAGGCGGTGAAATGGTTGAGTTTACCCGGCGATACTCTACCGTGCCCAATTCTTGGTATGATTATAGCGAGGCGGTTTTTCAATTTCCCGGGTACTATGCGGTGCCGGCAGATACCAACTACCGCGCCCCCCAAAACCTGAACGCAACAATCAGAACCACCGCCGACTATGCGTTGACCACCGACCCTGAAACCGACTTGACGGTGGCCAACCAAATGTTTCGATCAATTGACAGTGGCGAGGCGGTGCTTGATAAGGTTGACGATTCAAGCACGCCAACATACTCGACCTATACCGGCTATGTCAGCGGCGGAACTTATATTTATGCCGCACAATCGACGCTTGAAAGATTTGCCGGCAATATCTGGGTGCGGTACGAGCACCAAACGGTTGCTCAATAAAGATGCCCCTCGTTCCAAAAGAGTCTATGTCCAGCGCCGCCGGCCGGCGCGGGAATAACCCGGCCGCGTCGCGCCTCGGGCAAGCCATCGATTTTGTCATCAACGGGATTGCGTTCCCCAAGTTGCCCAGCTTTAAAAAAGGAACCTGCCCCACCCTGCTTGATGCGATCGAGGCGCAAAAAGTTAAGATGTTCATTGAGAACATTCTTTTCAATACAGCGGGCCGCGTGGTGACCGGCTCGCCCCAGCGCAACCGCGCAGAGTTGGTTTTTACCCCCGACGGGAATTTTGTTGAGCTTTGGTTGCAAACTGATTTGCGCTGGGACAGCGCACCCATGCTGTCGGCTGACCTCAACACAAATGGCAAGGTCATATATGCGCCGCAATTTGATTTATACCTAACGACAACTGTCGCGGGCACCGTTACAATCCAAAACACGGCGGGAGGGAGTGGGGTCTTGACCCTTGGGCGCGGTATGCCGGGAACCCGCAACCCCGGCACCCATCACGCCTCAAATTCATCCCCCGACGACACGACGTATTTTTGGCCAAACGATGGGAGCAACGGGCAGGTATTAACTACTGACGGCAACGGCAACCTTTCATGGGGAGCGGGCGGGAGCGGTGCCCCAACGGATGCAACCTATGTGGTAATGAGCGCAAGCGGCGACTTGAGCGCCGAGCGTGTCCTGACGGCGGGCTCGGGAATTAGCATAACCGACGGTGGCGCCAATTCAACGGTGACGATCGCAGCAACGGGCGGCGGCGGGGGGATGACATCTTTTGAGGTAGATGGTGACAGTGGGCCGGCCCAAACTATTGAAGATGGCAACACGCTTTTCATCCTTGGGGGAACCGATCTGGCAAGCGTTGCAAGCGCAACCGACACAATCACGCTCAACCATTCCGCCAGCGGTGTATCTGCGGCAACTTTTGGGGATGCGTCAAACGTCGCCCAAATTGCCGTAAATGCACAAGGGCATATCACAAGCGCGAGCGAGGTGGCGATTTCGGGCCTTATCACGCAGGGGGAGGCGTTAAATTCGGCAGGCTCGCAGATGGCCTTGATTACATGGGCAGATGCAACACCCGGACGGATAACATTAAAGCAGGGGAAAAACATCACTATGGCCGGAGCTTCCGGCATAATGGAAATTGGCAACACGCACACCACTTTTGGGATCATGGGCGAGCTTTCGGGGCCAATATATGTCGATTTTACGACCACAAGAGCAACGGTTCGCCTTACTGGCGGCACCCGATACACTGGCGTGCCTTCATTCATTACAACGGGTGGCCCCGTCAACAATACGGCAGGCAGCATCGATGTTGTAGATCAACCGATTTACATCTCATACAACGCCGCGATTGTTCCAAACGTCTCCGACGGCGCAGGTGGGTGGAATCAGATTTACGGCACGTCGGCGGATGCAAACCAATGGTTTATATACGCGGGCACAGGAATCACGGTAACGGGCGGTGGGGGTGCAGGGAATTCAATAAACATTTCCGCTGACAACAACGGCACCGTCACCTCAATTGAATGCGCCAACGACGGGACATTTATTGATCTCACAGGAGGCACAATCACATCCTCGGGAACCATCCGCGCTGATTTAAGCGCGACGGGCACCGCATCCTCCTCAACATTTTTAAGGGGCGACAATACATGGGCCGACCCCGGCGCGGCTGGCATGACCTCCTTTGATTTGGATGGCGACTCGGGAACCACCCAAACGGTTGAGGACGGCAACACCGTAACCCTGGCGGGAGGCAATGGACTCGATTCTGTGGCCAGCGCAACCGATACAGTCACCTTTGCGATTGATGACACGGTGGCACAGTCAATTGATATTTCAGCCGACGGCGGCACAGCATCGGGGGATGGCACAGTAAATTTTGATAATTTTGTTTCCGCAAATTCCGTGGGCCTTGTCGCGGGCGACAACGTGACAATCACGGGAAGCAATTCAGCCGGCACAGTAAAGATTGAAGCGGCAAGCGGCGGGGGGGGCGGCGGTGCCCCAACGGATGCGAGTTATGTAACGTTGGGAGTCAATGGGACGTTAACCAATGAGCGTGTCTTGACTGCGGGCACAGGCATTTCCCTCACCGACGGCGGCGCGGGGTCGACGGTGACAATTGCCGCGACGGGCGGCGGGGGAGGCGGCCCGGGGGCAACCGAGCTAACGTCTGGAACATCCCACACGGCGACCGCAACCGATGACCATATTTATTGGCTAAATCAAAGCGGACTGAGTGGCACTTTCACCCTCACCCTGCCCTCTGCCTCAAGCGTGGGCGGGGTCACGTATAGATTTTATGCATTGGAGGCTAATTGGGAAACGTTTAAGGTTGCCGCCGCCGGGTCGGATGTGATCTTTGATAATTACGATGAAATTAACAATGCCACGGGAGGATTGAGTGCGATTGAAACCGCATATACATGGATTTCAATTGAGATGACCAGCGACGGCGACGCGGCTTGGGTGTCCTCATCCTATCATGACGGTTACTGGTATTCCTCCTAATGAGCAAAGAGTTAGCAGAAAAGTTTTTGGATGGCGACGACAGCGTTGCCAGTAAAATCCCCCTCAAAGATTTCTTGTGGGCGGTGCGGCAAAACCCCAAGCGTGCAAGCAAGGAATACCGGCGCCGGGGAAAGGCTGGAAAGCTGCCCAAAAGGAAGGGCCGCAAGCGGGTCAACTGAACGATTAACCCAATGGTGAGTATGGAGTTGGGCCAAATATTGCAAAGCGTGTTGACCATAGCGGTGGCGGTCTTTGGTTTCTTTTTCAAGAAACTATTTGACCAACTTGAGGAAGGCGCCCGGCGCATGACAAAAATGGAAAAGGAAATATCACGACAAAAACAGCAAGCCGATGACCTTGATGGCCGGCTTGATCGGATCGAGGCAAAGCTTGATCGGTTATTGGAGCGCGACTAATGGACACTCACACGGCAGCAACTTTTTTTATTGGCTTCACAATCGGCGCCGGCGTTATGTTTTCGGTGGTCGTCATTGGTTACCTCCTGAGAAAATTTGCCGCTTCGGCCGAGGCCGACGCATTGATTTACAACCTCACCGCACAATTGCGGGAGGATGTGAAACCCGAACCAAAGAAAAAAAATGTTAGACGAAAAACAAAAAAATAGCAGAGGCATCCGCACAAGCGAGTGGTGGCTAACCCTGGCGGCTTCATTGATCGGCTTGGCCGTGATGGCCGGGTGGATCAATCCCGAGGGCGTGAGCACCATTGACAAAATCAGCGGCATGGCCATGGCCGGCCTTGCGGCGCTGGGCTATCAAGTTAGCCGAGGCTTGGCCAAGGGATCAAAAAAGGATTAAATGCTCGCGGCCTTTTTCAAGGCATTGTTGGAAATCATCACCGAGTTGATAAAGGGTGAAGTCAAAAAAGACATCAAGGCCACCGACGCCGCCACTCCCCCTCAAACTTTGCGCGATCGTTTTCGCCGCAAGCTTGAGCGCCAGTTGCGCGACAAGTAAAGTGGTCTTTGTGGATACTTCACCCGACTCGGGGATGGTGCGCTTGGCTGACGACGTGCGCGGCCATGTGTTTTACTATTCCAAAGAAGGCGAGTGGATTCGATCCCGCAACAAGGTTACCTTGCCCGAGGGATGGTTTGCCGGCGGCATAAACCTCAACGATAATAACACGACAACCCCATGATTAGATCATTTATTCTCAAGCTCATAATGTATTTTGTGGTTATCGGCTTGCCGGTTTCCTTCATCGCCTTTCTTGTGCTCGGTTGCGTTTGGCTGGGTAAACAAATATTTGCAGGCTGACCACGGGGGGCATCCAACCCAAGGCGAGTCGGCCCGGGCAACCGGGTCGGCTTTCCTTGTGTACACTAATATTGGCCCGAGGATGCCCCACAAGGCGCCACAAGCCGGTTTGCCCATGGTTTTGGTGGTATTGACACCCGATTGATTGTGGGGCAATTGTGGGCCGGTTTGGGGGGGCAAATTATTTTCACTTTTTTTCAATTTAGGCGTTGACTGCATAGCGGGTTTGCATTATAACTACACCCATGACAGCGAACACGACAACGAAAACCACCGAGCACCAAATCCTTAAAATGAAGCGCAAGGCATACCTCATCGCGAAAATGCTTTTGGCGAAACATAACCAGCGGCACCGCAAAAATGAGCTGGGCAATTTTGAGTCATACAACGCCCAAACACATGAGGTGAAGCGTTTTAAGATAAAGATTGAACATAGCACACGTTGCCGCAAAAGTTTTGATCGGGGAGTCTCCTTGCTTGTTAGCGTTACGGTTGGTTACAAAAAAGAGCGGCACGCCTTGCTTGACGCCTTAAACAGTAAATACGATGACACAGCGATTTTCTCCATTCGTGAGAGAGGGGGGGTATCCCTTTGGAATGCAGCGAACAAAAACGGCAAACCCTCCAAGAGCATTCCCAAGGGGATTCGCAATGTCTTGTATCATGAGAAGCTTTAACCAACCAACCAAGGAAAGCCGGCCGGGGCAACCTCGCCGGCTTTCCTCGTGGGCACTACTGGCCCGAGGATGCCCCACAAGGCGCCGGCGGCCGGTTTGCCCATGGTTTGGGGGGTATTGACACCCGGTTGATTGAGGGGCAATTGTGGGCCGGTTTTGCGGGGGCAAAATTATTTTCACTTTTTTTCAATTTAGGGGTTGACTGCAAAGCGGGTTTGCAGTAGGGTCTACCCATGACAGAGAACACGACAACAAAAATCACAGAGATCGAGAACACCGCAAAGGCACTTGGATTTGAGAGTTGGGAAGAAGCCGAAGCCTTTGCAAAGAGCCACACGATTGGGCGAGGGATGAATCCCATCGCCAACCACATCGCCAAGCTCGTTGAAAAACGAGCCGCAGTAATGGCCGAGCGCGTCGGCAACTAACCAACAACAACTAACCAAAACCAAAAACAACACGACAATGAAAAAAACACACGACACCAACAAGCTCATCAAGGCGGGCTTTGAAAATGTTTACCAATACAACGCCACGATCGGCAAGCATGGCACTGGCGGCCGCGTCTGTCTCTGGACAAATAAGCTTGCCGACATCGGCTTTGGCTGGGGCCAGCACATTGAGATCACTCCACGACCTTATGATCACTCCACGGGCGACGCAAACTCGTTGCCGCAACGCCTCCCCGGCATCGACATCATAAAGGCCAAGGCCGGCCGCAAGGTTTCCCGCGTGATGAACAAGGGCGCTTACCGGCCCGTCATTGATCTCAAGCAAACCGCCACCATCGACATCGCCAGCCTCGCCTACGTGGGCGACGAGGTGACCGTCACGTTGTGGAAGCATCGCCACGGCGCAAATCACAAGAACCACATCACCATCCAGCCCAAGGCTTAATCATGGCATTCATTGACCAGATTGAAACCGAGAAAAAGCGCCACGCCGAGCTTGATGCGGCCACCGTTGGCCTTGCCGCTCTTTTTGGCGACTTCATGCATACAAGCAAGGTGGCCTTGTCGGCGGCCGAGCCCCCACCGCGCTTGCG